ATGCCAAATAATGCTGTCATTAATTATGCCAGGAGTGCAGCTAACCTGAGTAAGATCTCAACACAGGTCTTTATGCAAGCTCAACAGGCATATGGTGTACAATTAGATGCAAATTTTAAGTCAACACTCCTTGGTGTGGTCGACAACACATTGCGACAGTTTGGCCACAAGACGGTAAATATCAGCGATGGAGAGCATCTGGCTAATTTGAACCGTATCATTGTTGAGGATTGTCTGCGATATGTTGGACAATATGCCAGCATGGGTGCGGGTGCAGGCGGCAACAATCCTTTTGCTGACATCGGGGACTCGAGTGCAGAGAGCACTCAACTGAGCAAAATGGCAGAGAATCTGGCAGCTGCACGAGGTTACAGGATTCAGCCCGAAGCAGGACACACGCCTCGTATTGATTTTGCAGAACCCATCCAGGATCACAAGATGAGTGCAAATGAGATGGCACAAAAGTTGGAGGCTGAACGCTCCATCAATGGTGGTGGCCCAGGGGGTAACACGGTAAGTGGTAACACGGTAAGTGGTAATGCGGCCAGTGGTGTATCTCTGAATGAGATGCTAGGAACAGAAAAACCCACAGAAGAGTACAACAATCCTCAATCAGAGTATCAAAAACGTTTGCAACAGATTCGTGGACGAGACAACGAAAATAATGAGCACAATGGAAATGAAAATGGAACTGATGCTCAGAATCCACATCTGATGTCAGATGTCCAGGGATTTCCGGTTGACCTCCCGCGGGGGAGCAATGGACCTTCTATTGACTTTCGAAAACCAAGAATGTCCGCCGACATTAACAGTTTTCGCCTTAGTTTGGATTTTCGAAAATCATTGGAAAGCACAGCAGATGGTGTCTATATACTTCGCTTTCCACCTGTTCAAAATCTGGTTGGTATTACACTAGACACGTGCAGCACCATGGGGTACAACGACCTTACAGCTGATCCTAACATATCGGTTCATGTTGGCAATCTTCCATCTCGTTATGGTTCTGGTACAGACCTTTTCAGCAAGTTGTTCATGGAAAAAGAGATCAATGGCTTTTTTCACTATCGCTCTGAGGAAACAGACCCGCTGATTCTGGACAATCCATTGCCAGAGCTTTCACATCTGGAGATCAGTTTCCGAACATGGGATGATGACAAGATAGACCTCAACGCTCTCAGCATCCAGCAGATAACAAAGATAACCAAGAGTAACTGCATGAAGATCGCATGCTATGATCCACATTTTCTGTCTCTGGGCGATGCCCTCAGTTTTCAAGTAGGAAAGTCTTTTTCACAGAGGCTCAAGATGCTCAAGATAGTTGATGATCATACAGTGATCACAAACCTGCCCACAAAGTTTCAGGACCTTCAGGACCTCACAAAGATTGGCAAAACGATTACAATAGCCCGAGTTGCGCCCCGCATTACCCTAAATTTCAAGGTCTTTCAGAGCTGAGCAGTTAACGGTTTTTCCAAAACTCGCGACATTCTGTGCAGATATATGCCAGTTTTCGTGTCTCTTTGTTATATTGGAATGTGACAATCTCAGGTCGTTGAGTCGCACCAGGCTGTCTGGTAGGGCAATTCGGATTGAGACAATCGATGCTCGAGGTGCGACTCAATGTGTTGTCAAGCACGAGATCAGGGCGAGTGGGCCTGTCTTGAGTGCTGGACACATAACGTTTAGCATAAATGGGCTTGGAAGGGTCTATTTCAGACGCATGACCACATTTCTGGCACTTGAGCTTCATCTCAAGTGTCTCAGGATCCTGTACATACTCGTTCAGGTTATCGCACTCCTCACAGAAATTCATGTTGTTGAGTGGAGGATGAGTCTGTGCAATGGAGATACTACATTTTACAAAGATTCAATTTTCTTGTTTGTATTGTAAAAATTGAAATCATTACATGTGTAGGATGTAAAACAACAGAATGGGTCACAGATTTGAGCATTGTGTTGCTGAACGTGCCTATCATATTTGGATCGAGACTGGTAGAGATGATGCAGCTGCCAATTGGTATCAGGCTCTGGAGGAATGTAGTAAAAGTGGTAATCATAGTAATTGTAGCGACGACAAACTTGATGCCCTACTCAAACATGATGGATCGCGACCACAGGAATCCGCACCACAGGAATCCACACCACAGGAATCCACACCACAGGAGGAACACTCGCCATATAACCTTATCCATTTGACTGAAGATGTGCTGCTCAACCTACCGATGGACTATGCAGATGGTATCGTGAGTCATGATGAGTTGTGGGGCTCATCGTGCAAGTTCGATGAAGCATTGCAAAAGGGAGTCGAGCAACAGCTCACCAAAATGAGTCTAGCCGGACGAACATCCCTTACAGATGAAGAGCAGAATAGGCTTATGGCGGATGTGTATATGCAGTGTCTCGACAGACTGTAGATCCAATGTTTTACTATCTGTTTAGCTGTTAACTTTCTAAACAAATACAGTCGATTTCAATGACATTTGGACACTTTGAAACCACCTCTCTGATCTGTTTCCAGAATGGTCCCGTGCAGAAATATGCTCTGGAGCTAAATTAATATCGTTTTTAAATTAATATTTATCACTGAAGCATCTGCTCAATACCGGCGGCATCCTTCACACCCTCGACGACCTGAGCTGGCTTGCCATCAACGAACAGGATCATCGTTGGGAAGACCTTGATATCCTGCTTCTCACTCTCCTCTGGAAACTGTTCGCAGTCAACCTTCTGCATCTGGTCTCCGTATTTCTGGGATAGAGCATCCCATGTGGGCATCAGGTTCTTGCAATAAGTGCACCATGGTGCATAATACAGAACAAGAGTACGACCGGCAGCACCACCCGCAGTCTGATTAACTTGTTGGACCTCACCATGTTCAGCAACCACGCCGTGAGCTGGGACTGGAGCTGGTGCCTCAGACTCAGGCATAGGGGGAAGGGTCTGGTGAGCTTGCTCTGCATCTGGCCCTTCGGTGGAGGCGGGGCCTGGAACAGATGATTCATCGCCCTTCATAAAGCTCCAGATGAAATAGAGCACTACCAGCACACCAGCGCCGATAGCCAGGTGTGAAGCGTTAAATTGGTAGTTGCCTAGAAGGTTCTGGAAATAATTCATCATGTGTTGTGATGTCTATACTATTCCGACCAAAGAAAATTGATAGTTTGACCGGACCATCGGAGCTAGGTGCTAGATACCCTATAAACTACGCAACACCAATATGCCGCCCCTACATCCTTTCATGCTCGCGACTGTTCTCCAGCGAATGTATCCAGATCTGGCTATCGTTACATTGCCATGGCTTGTGCACGCTACATTCCTGGTGATTGCAGGTCTGCTCCTTAACCAGATCTTGGCTTCCTGGTACGATGCTGCTCAGCCTGTACGTTTTCGCTATCGGGGCATGAACCCATTCATCACCGGCTTGTTGAATTAGCCACATTTAAATTCCTGATTCAGTAGATATCATTGCTTTGGGTTTTCCCGGACTGAGGAACATATCTTTGTTGATGACGACACACTTGCACTTTACATCACTATTTCCACTCCATTTGATTCCATAACTGGTGGGCATCAGGTTTGGCAAGGCTCCAGTGTAGGGCATATACTTGCCATAATAGTTCTTGCCCCTCCATCTTCCCTTGCAGTCCCTGGTACCAGCATGAATCGCGCCGATCTTGGCACAATAGATGTTGATAGACTTGCAACTGTTATCAATGTCAAAGCCAGATGCAATACCATTCAGACTCTTCAAACCATCGATGTGTATGTTCTTGAAATCGAGGTTTTTGCACATGCTGACACAGACAGCCTTGATATCACCTCCAGAATAGCCTTTCTGAGTCTGTTCATCGTGACTCTTCATGTACTTGCCACACAGAATGTGGTTACCCATCGGTGCCTGATTGGAGATGCAGTGGATGTACACCTTTTTAAAACTGGCATCCTTCACTCCATCCACTCGGAGTGGGAGGATACCCTTGTTGACGTGAAACATGGTATCGCCATTGCACTTGTATTGGTAGTCGTACTTTGTCAGCAATTGTTTCTTGGTGATTTTGCATTCAGACCAAGCGACCACATGCCTGGTGATGTTGAGCTTACCAATGAAGCTCATCTCATCCTTGTGTTTGGCCAGGAAGAGCATTGCATCACCCAAGACGTTGGGGACATATTTTCCAGTACATGAATCCGACCATTCATCAATACGAAAAAGAGCTCCAGCTGGATCATTCTGGGCTCCAGTACCATCAACCTTACTGATGGCAATCACCTCATCTACCTCTGCGCGAAGGCCAAAAATCTCAACATTGTTGACATTGATCTTGCTGATGTACTGGGTTGGTTCAGTGGCCTGTAAACCGGCAACCGCCACACCGATCGGATTGAACACGATTCCATAGACATTTCCATCAGTCGTTCCGTGTGGATTGTGCCACAGTGGATCAGATGTTTTGCCACATTTTAAGATGTCGTCTCTGGCTTTGTCCATGCTTTTTTGCAGGTTGCGTAGAATACGGCCAGCCTTCTTACGATTTGAGCTACTACTCAACTCCTTAGCGGCAGTTCTCAGGAAGGAGCGAATGAATCGGCCTGCACTGTATGTGCCAAGAACTGGCTTATCCTGTCTACTGGGCCCAGCCCTGACATTGCAGATTGTGTGACATTCACCTCCATTCAGATGAATTGCAGCAACCTCGAAGTCCTTGATGATAAGGTCCTTGAACAGGGTGCGGGTCATACCATTGCCATGAACTCCGTGGTGCGAGCTCAGTCCCAGACAGCCATTGACGACAGCAACATCATTCGCTGAAACTATCTGACCAAAATCACCGGGTCCCTGTGGTGGAATGAAAGGAGCACTTGCCAGCTCTATGTGAGCATAGAAAGGCTGTTGAAGAGCGTGCATGTTGGACTGTTTCAGACTGTGACCATTCAGATCGATGGTCACGTGGTCCGCCTCTACGGTCAGGGCGGCAAAAAACCCCAGGTGATATTGTGGTCCTGAATAGAGTGGGTCTGCAAACTCTGGCTGGTAATCAAAATTACTGCGCGGATCAAAGACAATATCTTCACAGAGGCGATAATACCCTGGCTTGGTCATTCTGTACGTACCACATTCAAAATCAGCTTGCTTGAGATTATATTTGCCGCGCTTGTAGTGTTGGGTGTAATGGCCTGGACTTCTACCCTTTGAGATACTGGGAGGACAGATGTCATATTGATGCTTGCACTTGTTCAGTGTATTCTTACCCATTTGTTATATATATTATATTTATATTTATATTTATGTTTTCATGTGTTGAATATTTATATGAGCGTATGTGCATGTATACTTTCACAGGCAGAGAAGAATTTACCAACCTGCTGGGCCACGAGGTCATGGAGATGATATCATCTCAGATATCTGATCATGATGATCCCCATGCAGGACATGACCACAAAAGGTCTCAATCTCTGGTGCAGATTTCCTGTATCCCCGATGATTTGTTTGAATCGTGTGACTTGAATGGGGATGGCAAGATCGATTGTGCCGATCTCACCGAAGCTTTCCCAACAATTGTATACTGTCTGATAGAATCGCGCACTGCAAAGAATGGGAGCAACAATGTCAAAGACAGCGACACCAGTACCCATGATGACAATGAGACGAGTCAGGGCACCATGTGGCTAGCCTCGATTGGTTCGACTGTTGTGATCTCATTTGTTTCCCTCATTGGTTTGGTGTTGATCCCATTTCAAAACAAGACTTTTCGAGATGCAATGATGTCGCCACTGATTTCATTTGCTGTCGGGTCTCTGATTGGAGATGCTATTCTGCACCTGATCCCATCTGCACTGGGACTGCACTCACATAGTGGTGACATCGATACCACTCCCACGCTGTATTTTTGTCTGGTGGTGCTACTTGGTATTGTCACATTTTTCATTCTTGAGCGTCACATCGAACACCTACATGGTCCTGATGACCATCACCACCATCACCATCACCACCATCAGCATGATGTTGAAACCCACCATCAGAATGATGTTGAAACCCATCATGCTGATACAATCGATGATAGTATGGATAGTGGCAGTCACAGCTTTCACACCGCAGAGGGATCATCTGAATCTGATACAGAGACCAGAAACAGTGCTGGGTGGCTCAACCTCTTTTCCGACATAGTCCACAATTTCGTGGACGGCGTTGCCATTGGTGCAGCATTTTCTGACAGCATGCAGACTGGACTGGCAACATCGATCGCTGTTTTTTGCCACGAGCTTCCACAGGAGCTAGCTGATTTCACAATCCTGATTCACTCAGGATTCACCCGAAAGAGAGCACTTCTCCTGAATTTTGTGACAGCGCTTGTCTCCATACTGGGTGCCATTGTTGGCACATCCGTTGGCCAGGCGTTCGGCTCTGGTGCTCGCTGGTTGATGGCCTTCACTGCAGGGAATTTCCTATACATTGCGCTGACTGATATGGTACAGACTCTGCACCAAAGGCGTGGAGGATATACCACACTGTCGCAATCGATTGCTATGCTTGTTGGCATTTTCATCATGTTTGGACTGTCATTCCTGGAAGAGTCTCTGTATCACTGAATTCTGTCTGTAAGCTGACTTTGAAAATTATTTTAATCCTTTGTGAAAATTCACATCTCAGTTACTGTAATTGCGATACTATTAGCTAGGTC